AGTTCGGTAGCCAGATCCTGACCGATCACCGGAATATTCGGAAGTCCCATGCTGCTCCCCTTACAGTGAGATCGAAGTGAAGCCGGAGACCGCCGACTGCGTGGTGGGCTTCACGCAGGCCATTTCCACCAGCGTCAGCACCACACCGATGTAGCCCAACACTCCATTGCTCAACATTGACTCGAAGCCAGAGAAGGCGAAATTGGCCTGCTCGTGGACATGGAAGTGGATGTACTTGGTGTTGATCAGGTACATGGTGCCCTCGGGGCAGCCCAGATCCATGTACACCGGCACTCCCGCTACATCCAGCGCCTTGAAGGCGCTGCGCGGGCGGTCGCCATCGGAATCAAAGCCGCGACCGGGCTGAATCTGATAGGACTCATTGGCCACGAAATCATCGGCCAGACTCGTCCACGTGCCCGGGCCCATGATCCCCATGGTCGGGTTCTCGCTGCCGTACTTCTGGCAGCCGACGATGTATTGCAGCACCAGTTTTCGCGTCGGCGCCACGGTGCCGGCGTTGTACTGCTTGCTCTGCCACCACACGTTCGAGCGCGACAGATTGCCGTACGTCGCCGCTGCCGTACCGTCGTCGATCGCACCGGGGAAGCCAATGATCTGCTGCGTGTTGATCGAGTTGCCGTAGAGCGCGCTCTGCAATGCGCTCGCGCCATTGTTGCCGGCATCGTTCATGCGGGCTTCCAGCAGCGGCACCACGGCGTGGTCGAGCTGCAATGCGCCTTCCATACCGAGGAAGGTCACCGGCGTGATGAGCGCTTTCAGATCGAACTCGGCCAGGAACGCGCCCTGCTGCTGGGTCGGCGTGGTGAAGGCGCCCGAATAGCCGGTCCACTGGGAAGAGGTCATCGGATTGCCCTGGACCGGAACACTGATCGATGAGACGCCGCCACCAGCAGTCTGCTTGTTGGAAAGAAACGCGGCCAGAACCGGCGAGGACTGATAAATCTGCACAAACATGTATGGCATGAAGCCACGCCTGGTTGTTGCTGAGAGCTCAGCTCCGTAGGGAATCTGGGCTGGTACAATTCCCTGTCCATAAAGTGCCATAAATCAATCCTTCCTGTTACCGCGCCTGTCTGCGCGCCTTGAGTTCGTCAATGGTCTGGTGCGCGAGCTTGCGCGCGGTGCCGAGCGGATCCTTCCAGAATTCCTTGTCCTCGCTGTCTGGCAACACGGTGGAATTGCCGACGTTCAGGCTCGCCGCCGTCGCGGGCGCACTTCGGTGCGTGAGTTCGACGAACTCCATGGCCGTGTCCCAGTTGCCGATACCCTTTTTGGTGATCGCTTCCTCGACTTCGGCCGGGTCCAGACCACGCTCGCGCGCCTGCGTGTGCTTCTGGTCTAGCAGGCGCTGTGCGTTGGCCTGCATCAGTTCGGCCTGCATCGCATCCAACTGCTTCTTTGTGTCGGCGAGCTTGCTGTCTACCGCGTCAGCGACTTGAAGTTCGGGGAACTGAATGGTGGGGATCGCCTCACTGATGAGCCGCTTGGCGGCTTGGGAGACCTTCGGGTCTTTGTTGCTCACCAGATTGTGAGCGATGCGTCCCAAGCGGGTACGCTGCTCGTCGGTCAGTTCCTCAAATGTGGCCACGGCTCAAGTGCCTGCGTTGTCGTGGCCGTCAATAGTGGGCTCCTTTCTCTGCGTGGAGCCCGGCGGCTTGACCGCGAACACTGAATCATCAAAGCCGCGCGGCTTCAGACTGTCCGCCCCGCCCATGCCAAGGCGGGCCGTGCGCGGCGGATTGTGAATGTTGCCCTTGGCGAGTGAGTCGTCCGTGGGCTGGCGGATCGTGAGGCCGTTTGCGGGGCCGAGGAAACGGTTGCTGGACATTTGAATCTCCTACGCCGCGGCTTGCGCCGGGGCTGCTTGGGGTGGCGGCGCACCGCCCGGTTTCGCGCCCGGCGGGGCGCCGGGCCCGGCGCCTCGCATCATCGCCTGCTGCAATTCTGCTGGCATGATCTGTTTGCTGTCTTCCTCGGTCTTGCCAAACTTCTTCACCAGTTTGGTCAGCGCTTCCAGAATCGCCTGACCTTCTGGGGACGCCACGCCCATGTCGAGCATGGCGAGCTGCAGGATGTGCTGGGCGACCATGACCTTGGCTTTGCCACTAGCCTGAGAGCCGGCCGCCTTCTGCGGCGTCATCATCGGGGAAGCGGACGGGCCGCCTGTCTGCGCTGGCGCCCCGCCCGCCGCTCCGGGTGCACCCGCACCTGGAGTGGAAACTGGCGGCGTCTGGCCGGGTATGGCTGGCATCTTGGCGTCTGATGCTGCCACGGCTACTCTTGACTTTGCAAACGCACAATAAAAGAGACCCGCTTGCGCGGGCCTCGAAGGTGGGAAACCGAGGGATGGACGGTTTCCGGAAGATCTGTCATGTGCTGCCGGTCTTACCGGCTCGGGCCTACTTACGGCCCCGGCGGTGCTTGCGTCGCATTGGCGTCTCCTTTCGTGAAGTGAGTCACTTCTTGCCGCTGATCGATGAAACCTTGCCGGTCGCCAGTTCCAACTGGCGCTGCTTCTCCGCAGCAGCGGCTTCCTGCGGTTCGATCTTATGCTTGAGCTTCCACTTCAGCAAGTCCTTCATCGGCACGCCCAGCAGCTCCAGCAACTCCTCGCGATCAATCGCCTTGACCTTGAATAGCTCAAACAGCAGTTCCTTCAGATCCTGCATGAAAAGCGGGGAATTGGAGTGCGAATCGACTTTGACCACAAAGTCCTCGGTGAACTGCGCGGCGATAAACACCATGCCCTCATCATTGGGCTCTTCAGGTTCGGCCCGGTACTTCGCATCAGAGAACTTCTGCAGGATCTTCAAGTACAGCGTGGCACATTCCTCCAGCGAGTCCTCGACGATCAACGCGCGCTTTTTCGCCCGCGAAGCGCCGACCCGAAGCAGTTGCGCGGCATGCCCCTCACTGCGCACGCCCTGCTCGCCCCTGCCGCTCATCACCGGCGTGGTGCCGTCCTGCTCATCGAACTGGCTGTCCAGATACGTGATTTCGGCGAATAAGTCATCCGGTATCTCGACCACCAGCCGCTTCATCTCGTTGCCCTGATCGCCAGTGACCAGACCACCGGGTGTGTCGAGCGCGTCCTGAATTTCATCCGGTATGCCGATCAGGCCAGTGCCAAAGGAGGAAGGACGCGCCTGCATCTCCATCATGTGCTGCACCTGATCCCAGCGCTCGTTGCGCATCATCTGCAAGCCGATCAGGCGCTCGACCAGTGACAGTCCCCAAAAATAATCGTGTATCGGGTAGGGACAGATCTGCACCAGCGGCTGCTCGTTTTTCAGGAACATGCGTTCCATCGCGCGGTCGTAGATGCTCACGAACGGGTGGGCGACGGTGAACACCTGATAGTCGTGGATGTCCGTGTCGTAGACGTTCAATTCGTACATGCGGCACATCGGCTGAGCGAGTTTTGCGGTGTACGACAAACGCGGCCCGATGTTCTGATCCACTTCACCCACGGCAGTAGGCATGGCGCTTGAGGTCGTAATACGGTCAATGGGCTGAGAGCTCTGGTTTTCCAGATTCTCAGCGCTTGCAATGGCCTGCTCGAGTATTGCGGCAATATTATTGTGCTGCGCAATGGTGAGTTCGTACTCTAATTGCGATTTCGGAATCAGGTAGCAGTGAATGAAAGCCTCCTGATTCTCCAGCCCGCAGATGTCCTCTCGCCAGACTCCGATATTGTGCGGCTCGACCACATCGGGAATGATGCCGTCGATGTGCCAGCGGGGTTTGACGAACATCGAGCCGTACACCAGGCTCCACAAGAGCGCATCGCCATAGCGGATGTCGGTGTTGCTGGAATGCCAGACGTTGTTGATGGCCTCATTCAACGCCGGCAGCTTGAGCAATTCGATCTCGCTGACTGATTTACCGATCTCCACGGAAAAGCGCGTGGTGTCCTGCGAGTACAGGAACGACATCACCTGATCCAGATGCGACCAGATCTTGTTGACCGTGCCGAATACGTTGTCGGCCAAGTTGGCGCTGGTCTCGCGCCCGTACATGTAGTACTGCTTCAACGTGCGATAACTCGCGACACGTTCCTCGCGAGTGGCCAGGCACTTGTTCATCACATCGGTAACGAACTCGCTTCGGGCGGCGCCGTTGCCAATGTCGGCGGAAGGGATTTTCATTATTCGCCCTTGTACCGGCCGTGAATTTCGGTCTTTGCGAGCGAATTGTTGAACGTGCCATCCCCTCGCATCGGCGGAAACTTCATGTTTGCGGCGGCAGTGGGCACATAGCCCATGGACTCAGCCGTGATAGTCGGCACGGTGGCGTCCTTATCGCGCGAGAAGCCGGGCTTGGCGTGCTCCACTGGCCCCCAGCGAGGCTTGCTGATGTCGTCCATTTTCTTCATCGCTTCCAGCACTGAGACGCCGGCCTTCGGATCGTTCTTCAAATCAGTCAGGCCATTGTCCTGCGCGATGCCGCGGAAAATGCCGTCGATGATCTTCATGTTCTTGCGCTGATAGGCGGGCGCGGTGCGGATCTCCTGCTTGACGAAGAATGCGTGGCCGCACGTCGGGCACACGTTGTCCTCGCTTTCAAATTCGCCATGTCCCGAACAGCGCCATTCCCTGAGCACACCCATCACATGCCCTTGTGTCTTTGCGCTGCCACTTTCTCGCGCCAGGTCGGCCGGCCGCGAAAGGCCACCTTCTTCGGCGGCTGTACGTCGCAGCCCGGCCCGATGCCGATGCTGGTAAAATAGCGCTGTACCATAGATTCCACCTGATTGCGCGGCGCCTCCACGGCAGCTCCTGTCTCCTGAT